ATTTTTCATCATTTATTAAATCCTTTATTAATCCCAATACAGGATTCAAATGCCCACTATATGGGGGCACAACAATATCAATTTTTATTTTTTCGTAACCATTCATTTATACTTTCTCCTTTTCTTCCTCACTTCTCCAAAAATTTTTTTTATATAATTTCTTTTATTCCTAGCCAGTTTATTGTATCTTTCGTTTTTTCAAAGAAATCTCCCTTCAGAAAATCCTTTTTACCTTCTGAATGTCCCCCTGTTGCAGGAAGACTGCTTTTTATTACTTCTCCATTTACAATATTTTTTTCAAATTGTTCTGTATCTTTTCCCAACAACAAATATATTATATTTTCATTTTTCGTTGAAATATATTCCATTAGTTCTCTTGTAAAAGGATGCCAGAATTCATTATGTTCTCCTGTTTTTTCAGCAATGGTTGTCAGAGATGAATTCAAAAGAAGAACTCCCTGCTTTTCCCACGATTTAAATAATTCATTTGGCGGAAGTATAGCAAACTCGTTATAACCTATTTCTTTTCTTATTTTTTCAATATCTTCCATTTTTCCATTATAAGTTTTATATAGTAATTTTAATATATTTTTCAATGAAATGTTTATTTCATGATTAACCCAAGAAGTATTTTTAACTTCAAATGCAAGCCCGGTAGCTATTTCCCCTTGAGAATAAGATTCATTGGAAAGTATACATACTTTTCTTGATGAAAGAGAACTTCTCAATGCCTTAAATATATACTCATTTTTTGGAGTATACTCTATTTTTCTTATTTCCATACATTTTATAAAACTATTTATTGCCGTCACTTTTTCCATAGTGAAAAAATCATAGTAATCTTCATGTATGTTATATTTTTCCATAAATTCCATTCTCTGAACATTATTTTTGACTTCATTTGTTTCATCTATTATCTTAAATTTTACTATTCTATTTTCAACACCAAGAACAAAGATTTCATCTTCTATTACGCATATTTTTGTTATTTCATTCTTAAAAACATTCTGTATTACCTGTATCTTAAAGGTTTCATCTGTAATTATAAGATCTCCTGTTCCTGTTCCTATAAAATAGTTTTTGTCATTTTTCTCAATAAAAGTTATTCTGGAATTGGAAATCTTAATTGAATTATACATTTCTGCTTCAATTATATTCCATATTTCTATCTCTCCGGCATCTGTTCCAGCAAGATATTCAATTCCCACAATTTTAGAATAAATATGATTATTTTCCGTTTTTATATCAAATATTTTTTCAAGTTTGCTGTCAAAAATGTTTATTCTGTTGCTTTTTTCATGCAGTTCCCTATATTTCAATATTACATTTTCCCCACTTGTAAATATTCTATAATTTCCTTTAGTCATATTTTCTGAGAAAGATTGAGTAATATATGATTCCTTTGTATTTACATCATACGAACAAAGTGTATTATTTTCAATAAAAATTATTTTCCCACCTGTAGTAAAATCAACTACCTCAGGAGTTCTCTCAAAATCATACACTTCTTCTAATATTTTTTTTCTTCTTCCATCACATTTGTAGACTTTCCCATTTTGTGTAGAAACAAAAAATATGCTGGAAACAAAAAGCTGATTTTTTTCCTTTATATACCGGATTACTTCACAATTTTTTATTTTTCCTGCAACTTCCTTTTCTATTTTTCCTTCTTTTAAAAAAATCAGTTTATCTCCTGTTGTTATTATTCTCTTATTTACAGAATCTACTCCAAAATCTTTTATTTTTGTATCATATGATATATTGTCTTCTAAAATTGTTTTCATACTCTATAACCTCATATATAGATTTTAGTTTTTTTTCATTTTCCAGCTCTGATAAACTAATACTCCCGCCGAAAATATGATTAATCCACAGCTTATAACTCCATATACTAAATAGGGATATTCAGACGAGAATATATTTTCCATTGCATATGATGAGATTTTCCCAATAGGTACTCCAGGATTGTTTGCTTTCAGATCCAAAATAAAGTTAATAAGTTCTGCCAGATAAACACCTATAATTCCAGGAATTGCTGAAAAAAACATACCAAAAGGTGAAAAATTTTCTCTTGTTATTGTATTAAATCTACTTTTTCTTTCCTGAAATTCATCATAATCTTTCTTTTTCAGTTTTTCTATTAAAAAATGATATCCACCAACAGCACCATAATACATGACTATTGCTGCAATTGAACCATAAAAATTTATTCTCGTTAACACTACATATAATATAATTCCAGGTATCACTCCAATAAATGAACCTAACATTCCTAGTATTTCCATATTTCAGTCCTTTCAACTATAAATTTATTTTTATTTTTAATTTTACCATTAATATTGTTTTTTTACAATATCATTTTTATTACTACAGCTCAAGTTTTTCTTCTTTTGATACAATTCTGTATTCCTGATATTTTTTAGTGTACTATATTATATTTGATTTATTCTTTTCCATTTACAAATCTTAAAAAAGGATGTAAATAGAAAAGAGCAATCATTAAATTGCTCTTGAATTATTACTCCTCTTTATCATTTTTATACAAATTCTCTAAATCAGAAAATTTAAACTTCAAATTTTTCTCTTCTTCAAAAACTTTTATCATAAACTCAAAAAAATCCCTATGTAACTTTATTTCTTCTCCTATGAAAGGACCATCCAATCCTTTCCAGGATATATTGTCTTTCTTTTTCTGGATTTCTTTTTCTATATTTTTCATTTCTTTGAAAGTTTTATAAAGCCTATGATTTTTTGACAACATTTTTTATTCCTCTTTTCAATAAATTGATATCATCAAGCATATTATATTTCCCAGATTTTTTTATTTCATTTATTTTTGTCAATTTATTTTAAAATAAAGTTTTTCAGATTACTTATCTTGTTTCTTGTCTTCTATCTTTTCTTTATTTTTTTCATCTTTATCTTTTTTCTTTTTCTTAATATCATCTATAAGTACACCTGCACCTACAACTAAAGCCACAACACATCCAACTCACATAATCCTGTCTCCTTTTGTCTAGTTTGAACGTATTATATCAAATTTTGTATATTAAAACAAGAAATCTTTTTCCAAAATAAAAACCCTTGAAAAACAATGTTTTCAAGGGAATATGAAATAATAATATTATCTTTTTGAGAATTTTAAGCAATACCTAAACTATTGTAAAAACTGTGATTATCATTTTTTTGTATATTATATGTATATTGTATTTTTTTATAAAAAAACTTACAAGTGCTACAACACAAGTAAGTTAATTTAAATCATTTTACAAAAGACATCTGATTTTATTTTATCAAATCTTTTTTAAAAAATCAAGGAGTGATAAAATGAAAAAACTAAAAGAAAAGAAAATTGAAATTCTGAAGGAGCTAAAAATATCAGATTTAAAAGAAATGAAGCTTGACGATCTGAAAATATTGAAAATTGAAATTGAAAAGACTATAAAAGAAAAAGAGAGTGATTAGCTCTCTTTATTTTTTGCTATTTTTTCATACTTTATTCTTCCTTTCTAATTTTTTTCTTTTTCCATTCTAACATAATCTTCTATGGTATCAGCCATAGCCATTTGTACAGTTTCGTTATCATTTTGTAATATATTTTCTATTAATTCATTTTTGTACTTATCTACTATTTCTAATACTTCTCTATTTTCAGTTATTTCCATTCCAACCTTTAAAACTTCAATTTCCCAGTCAATATATTTTTTTACATCTCCTCCAAATTCTTCTTTAACTTCACTTACCGTCATATGTCTATATGCTCTTTTTTTAAAATTATATTTTGATTTTATTTTTCTCATTTCTTCTCTTCTCCTTTTTTATTCTGTCTTTTTATGATATTCTTGCAATATTTTCAATAATGCTCCTGTTCTTGTTTCATTTAAATTGTCTAATATTTTATATATCAGTTCTCTTTCTTCATCAGTAACTTTGAAGCTAATTGTTTTATTTCTTTCCCTTCCAGTTGGCTTTCTTCCAGCTCCTTTTCTTATGCCCCCTCTTTTTTTTTCATCGTCCATACTATACACTTCCTCTCTTGACTTCTTAAACATTTTAGTGTATACTAATGCCAAGAAGTTCATGTAGTTAAGCCCTTAAATTTGCGAGCAGGGCTTACTTTTTTTTATTCAATAAATATATCAGTAAAATTAAATTTACTACCGATAGAATTGTATTTATATATTGTAACATTATAGTCACTTCCTTTCGTATAGTTTTAGTAGAGAGGGGGGAAGCCCCTCTGTACCGATTATTTCCGTTTCTTCAAGAAATAATCTATTGTAACAACTATGGTGCAGATGTTAGCGAGCAGTGCAATTACTTCTATTAAGTTCATGTAGTGTTCACCTCCTCTCTACATATATATAGTACCATATTTTATAATTTGTGTCAACCCCTTTTTTCAAATAATTTTATTTTTTTACAAAAAAAAGCAGAAACTACGTCCTGCCTTCAATCTGTTAACTCTTTTATTCTTTTTATTAAATTGTTTTGGAAATGTTCTGCATGCTGTCTTACTGTTCTTTTTGCTACTTCGTAGTCTGATTGTTCTGTCTGTTCTTCTTTTAATGCTTGCAATATCATGTCTAATTCTTTTTTTAGTTCCAAAACGGAATCTTGAAAAATTTCTGAAAAAACTTTAAAAGCAATTTTGTCAGTTATATCTTTCAGTTCATCCTCAAATTTTAACATTTTAACATTGAGATAGTTATCAATCTCAAATATTATGTTGTTGTACCTGTGTTTAATGTTGTTGTTTTGAATAAAAAAGATATACTTATTTTCTATGCTCCATCTTAAAGCTTTTGCTTGCAGTTCTAACATTAATTCGAGAGCTTTTCCAGAAATAACTCCTTTGTTGTGATTTTCAAAAAACGTTTTAATAGTTTCCATTGTTTCCGTTTGTTTTTTGATATACGGAACAACATATCGCCAAAGTCCTATGCCAAGCATTACAACAATAAAAAGACTTAAGCCGTGATTTTCGATATAAAGAAAAATATTTTTTGTACTTTCCATTTTTGCCTACTTTCTGCCTAGATAGTAAATAAACCCAGCTCTGGCAAGCAATTCTCTGTCTCCTCTGAAATTATCCCTATAATTGATATCCGCATAAATATTACTACGACCGTAGTCTCTTTTATAATCAATTACATTGAAATTCAGTTTATTATTATCAGTAGCAGAGAGTTTTCCACTCTCCACTACCTTTTCCATCACTTTATCAATTGCTTTTTCCGTAGCCTGTTCAGTTACTTTTTCTATTTTCTCTCCGACAGTAGCTCTTATTCTTCCTCCGCTGCTGTCGGCTTTGCTAAACCCTCCTGCTTATCCTCATTTAGCTTTCTTTCTATTTCCCTTGCAATGGCATTTTCATCTATCAGTTTATCTATTGTAGCTCTCTGTTTTTCAGGGAACATTTTCAGAACTCTATTTTGAACAGTTAGAACAGCCTGAACCAGTCTTTCATGATTTGGCTTTATGCCTTTAAGCATGTCACCATAAGCTATTCCATTTGGAATGAATTTAAGTACATATTTAGATATTTTTCTTTTAAGTAAATACTTATGCCCATTAATTACAATTAAAGATAATCCCCTTGCTATCAGTCCAGCTAATGCTACCGCCACTAAATTCGTTAAGTTTGCTCCAAATTGGTTTAATACATTTGTCAGTATGTTCATTTTACATCTCTCCTTTAAAATAATTTTTTACTGCAGCAACATAGTATTTTGCTAACAGCTCTTTTGTCTCTTCTAGTGTTTTCATGTCTTCTGAATTTGTTATAAAGCCACTTTCAACTATGACGCAAGGTGTCACAGTTTTTCTCAATAAAGTAGCTCCTCTATCTGCATAATCACGAGGTAATATTTTTCTATCTTTCAAGTGAGTTGCTTCAATATTTGCTTCTTGCAAAAATTCCGCAAGTTCCTTACTCTTTTTTGATTTGTGCCAAAATAACATTTCAGCACCTGTGGCTGTTTTATCAGCTGCATTAAGATGAAATGATAGTGTCACATCGCCTTTTTCTGATATAGCGTTTATTTTCTGTGGCAATGTTGAATAATATTCTTGATATACTACTCTATAGTCCAATCCTTGAACTTTACACTCAGGAACAATATAATTGTTCACAAAATCTTTATTCCATTCATGTTCAACAAAGCCATTTCCACATGCTCCTGTATCTTTTCTGACTCCACCATGACCTACATTTAAAATAACTTTACTCATTTAAAACATCTCCTTTAAATATTTCTCCTTTTTATCAACTCTATTCAACCACCCTTTTAAAAAGTCTTGTTGAGTTGGATTGCATTCCACAACAGAATGATAAAATTTTCTTTGCAAATTATGATAATTTTTCAAAAATTCTTCTGATTTTCCCTGTTCTTCTACTTCATTTAAAGCTTTTATAGTTTTGCTTCCAAAAATACCGTCCACAACTAAATCATATCCAAAATAGCTATTTAATGTTACTTGTGCCTTTTTAGTTGCCCATCTTCCTGAATTAAAACTCCAGTCACAAATTGAAAGTGCGACTTTATCGTTTTTTACTTCATTTAAATGATGTTTCAGATAATATCCCTTCTCAAGTATTTTTTTTGCGAAATCTTGTGTTAAATTTTTCATCGGTCCGTTGTATCCATTATTTCTTGCCTCTTCTTTTGTAACACCCCAAGTTGTTTCTCCGCCTTTGTCGTTTTTATCATTACTATATCCACCTTCGACAAATAGCATGTAACTAAAAATTTTGTCGAATCTTGTACCCATTTATGCCACTTCCTTTCTTAATTTTTAAAAAAGTCATTCACATCAAGCTCTAACAGTTGCTCAATAGTGTATCTTTCAAGTCCTGTTACAGCCATTTGTTCAGCTATGTCTGCAACTTGAATAATATCTTGTATTTTTTTAGATAAAACTTTTAATTCTTCTCGGTTTAACTCAATAAATTCAACTAAACCTTTTTCATTTTTTGCCTTTATTTTCTCTATTTTTTCCTGTTCCAGCACCCACATAAGCGATATTTTAAGCGACAATCTATTTCTATTCTTTTCGCTATTTTCAAATGTGTATTTCTTCCCTGCTTTTTCAATTTCTATTGTCTGATTTAAATAATTAGACTTTGCTTCTGCCAAATCTTGCAACAATTTGTCTTTAAGTTCTTTTTTTCTTTCATTCAGCAAAGTATTATCAACTTTCCATTTTTTGTTTTCTCTATCCCAGACACTCCAGTCGTTTGGTTTTGAAATTCTTTTAACAGACTTAGACTTTTCGTCTAAATATTCGCCATCAGCCAAAAAGAGTTTTCCAGAAGTAATCTGTTCATATTCGTTCATTTCCCTTAGTTCTCCAGTTGTTTCATCTAAGATAGGATTTAAAAGCAATGATGTTGCAAATGCCATTGTTTTAGAATCCCAATCTGGGAAAAATAAGCTAGGATTTTCTTTGAAACGTTCTATTCCAGCTGTCATTGGTTGTGCTATTAATTGCAATGTATCTTTTTCATAAATATAAATTATCATTATTATTCCTCCTAAAAACCAATCTTTTTTCTTATTTCGAGTAATTTTGACTTTCTTTCTGTAGCAGTAGTCTTTTTTATATAATGTTTTTTCGTAACATCTACTCCTGAATGATTTGCAAATTCGCTCGCTAAGTCAATTCCTCCGACTTCTGCTAATAAGTTAATACTTGTTTTTCTCAAGCTGTGTGGATATAAATTATCTATTCCTACGAGCTTTCCAATTTTTCTTACTCTGTCTCTTATAGTGCTTTTACTCATTTGTTTGAATATTCCTCTATATTTAGTAACAAATAAGTATTCAGCACTGTTTTTTCTACATTTTAACCACTCCTTTATAAGTTCTATTGTTTCCTCAAATATTGCAAATTCCACAATTTTTTGTTCTTTTTCTACTATTCCAGCAATTATTCCATTCTCTAAGTCAATATTTTCTAGTTTTATTGATTGCAATGCCGAAATCCTACATGCTGTATCAATAATCAAATTAAATATAATCCTGTCTTGTAAATCATATTTTTTTGATAACTTCATTTTTACTTGTATTTCCACTATTTCTTTACTACTTAAGAAATAGCTTTTTCTCCTCTTTTCCACATCTGTAACTTTTAACCTGTCCAGTTTATCCCGAAACGGATGCACTTCTATCAACCCTCTTTTAACAGCCCATATATAAAAACTTGATATAGCTGTTATTTTATTGTTGATAGTCCGAGCATTGTTCCCTTTTATTTCCCTACAGTGTCTTATGTATTTCTCAAGTATGCTTACAGTACTCTTCAAAGTATCTTTGCTTAACAAATACTTATTACCCTCGTATTTCTTCAGATACTTAATAAACAATTTCATACTGTTTGCATAAGTTCTATATGTCGTATTTTTTACCGCCTCATTTCTTGCAATGCAACTATTCAAATATTCCTTGTAAATTTTCCAGTTCTCATTCATTTGTATCACTCCTATACTTTTATTTTTAAGTATAGCTTATGTGTAAATTGGAAAATTTATTCAAAATCGAGATTTTGTCAATGACAAATTTACTCGGATACATTGCAGGAACTGATACAACAGAGTGGTATGTCAATCTTCCGTCGCACATAAAAAAAGATAAAGTAATTTCTGTCACAAATATTAATCAAGCAAGTTGGTTTGAATACTGTAATTTAGATATTGATTCAAACTGTATCAGAGTAGGAAGTAAGGGCAATGCTTCCAATGTACCTGTTAAGAACATAAAAGTCTTAGTTGCTTATTTTACTTAATCAGTAGCAACTGAAATTATCTGCCCTGATATTTGTAAATTGCCATTAAAACCTGAACGAAGTGCTGGGAAAAAACTTAATCTTTTAGTTGTAGCTTCGAAATATATTTCGGCAACTTCACCTCCTGCTCCGCCTGTTCCATTTGCACAAGAGCCACTAATGTTTCTAACATTTTTGCAAAACCAATCCGGCAGAATGAATTTAGTTTCATATTCATTTTTAATTGCTAAATTTCCAAAGTCAATAATTCTTAAATTGCCCGATATTGTTAAATTAAAAGCTTGATTTTGGATGCCGTTAGTACTATTTAACCTTACTGTCTCACTTTTAAAACTGGATAAATTTTCCAATTTCTTCGCAGTTTGATAATCACTTATTGGGATAAATTTTGAACTTTCAAAATAAGTCAATGAATTCTCTATTGTTGGAACAACTGTCTGATTATTTGCGACATCGTAATAAGCAACTCCTACTTTTTTCGTTCCCGGAGTTCCTAATAATCCTCCAAAATTTGCACCAAACATAGGATTATACTCTATTATTTCAACTGGTATAGTGAATCTGACACTATCAAATATTACTTTGTAATATCTATTTCTTTTCAATTCTCCAACTGTTAAATTAACAACTGTATCTCCGCTTTCTTTCGCAAGATCGTATTTGTTACCTGATATTTTTATTTTTACAACATTTGTTGTATTTGTTTCAGATATTTTTATATTAAATGACAATCCTTTAAATAAAGGCATTCCATTTAAATTACTTGTACCTTGTAGTCCATCTATTTCTAATTCATAAACATCTGTACTATTTTCTATTGTGTGAACTGTTTCTACTGTAAATATTAATCCTTCTTGCATTGGATTAAATAATTCTTTATTGAGTGGAGTTCCCGGAACATTAATATTGCTTTCTATATCTGTAATTATTGCCGTTCCGTCTCCATTATTTGTAAGATTATATTTATTTGCTGTAACTCTTCCTCTATCTATTACATTCGTAAATTTTTTTGGCATTTCTTATCTCCTTTCAAAATTTATCAGATCATTTGATAAAAATAATTTATCTCCGGAATTTATTTCTTTTGAGTATGGAACATCATTAAAGCTAAAATCACAATCCGCTTTTCGCACTGCATACATAGGAAATAAATTATCACTAGCAAAAATGTCTCCTGAATAATATGATTCAGTGTAATTTTCCAAACATTTCCTTGTATTTATTTTTATTCCACCACCAACGATGCTCTCTAAATCTATTGAATCAATAAGCGAAAAATTATAATCTTTTTCAGCTATAAAATCTATATCGTATCTTCCCGGCTCTCCATCTACTTTCCAGCCTTCTCGGATTTCAGGAAATAGCCCGGTAAAACTCTTGATTAAATTTAGAATATTATCAAGAGTAGGAACTATGTCTAGAGCTTGAAATTTCAACTTAATTCTTTTTCTATAATTTTCATCTACATCATTTTTTCTGTTTTCTTCAACAAGTTCTCCTAAATCATCAAGAAACTCTCCTTTTGCTTTGTCAATAAGCCAGTAATTTTCAAGCATGTCTATATATTTATCAATCAAGTCAAATGCTTCCGCAATTGATTTTATGAAAGCTTGGTTTGTTTCTGTTGCTTTCAAAATGTAAGGTATTTTACTATTTAAATATTTATAATTATCGTACATAGAGTGCTCCTTTTTCTTTCACTCCAAGCTGTAGACTTGTTGTAAAAGATATTCCTGTGCCGTGAATTTTAAATGACAAATCTAGATGCTTTAAATCTGTTTCGGAAATAGCAGGTCTTATTTTTTCAACAAAACATTCATAAGCCGAAATAAATCCGTTTACACCTTTCGACCTGATATAGTTATCTATTATTGCATCTATTTTATTTTTATTTTCTGCAGCATAATTTGCAGGAATTGAAGTATAATTTGCTTCAATTCTTACTTCTGAAGGTCTGTAAAATCTTATTTCTCTTTTAATTCCTGAAACATCTGTAGCATGTGCGATAACATCTCCTACACTTTTTATTGCCTGATCCTTCTTTTCAAATATCGTCTGTGCTATCTGACTATTAATCCCACCATCAATAACTATGATTACGCTTTTTTGTTCTATTCCGTTCACAGTTGTCGGCTCATGATTTTCGTTTACGTAGACACTTTTAACCCCGTCCAAATTCATTAATGCTGACTTTATTCCATCAATATTCCAATAACTTCTGAAACGAGAATTAAACCATCTGTCACGATATTCTATATCAGTTTCCTTATCTTGACCACCTTGCCCTTCTGTACTTGCTTGTATTGACAATATTCCCTGTACTGTTGTAATGAATTTAGTTATTTCATTAGTTCCTACATTTCCAACGCTTCCGGCATTTTCACATTGAAACTCTAAAGAAATTGTGTTGTTTGTTGCTGTTACCATGTTTATGTTGAAAAATTCAACTCCAGTTGATGTCTTTACTCCTAACTCTCCTATTCCAACAGTTGTTCCATTTACTGCATTAAATGTTACAAATGTTCTTGAAAAACTAGGTTGCTTTCTAGGAAAGTTAAAATTCCCATTTAAAATATCGTCCAGTTCTTCATTTTCACATTTATATATATTTGCTTTATCAGCTAAGTATTGTATCCTGTAAAGTTTCTGTTGTGCCAATCTTCCAACCGGATACCCTATCATTAAATACCAAACTGACCTTTTATCAATTCCAAAATTTGATTGTGTTGATTTTATACTGTCTCCCATTGTTCCTATTATGTCATTCAGTTCAGGAATTTCTATTCTTGCCATATTACACCTCCAAACTCTTTTCATATGTCTGATTATTAATTTCCAAAGAAATAAATACTTGTAATTTTCTTCTGTCTCCTGTTAAAAATTTAGAAGTAACAGCATTTATTTTATTAACTTCCCTAAAATAATAGAGTATTTTATTTCTTATATTTTCCTCTACCAATGTTTTATTCCCTGTTTCCCAGTATGCCCAATCAAGTCCATAATTTGTGTCAAATTCAAGTTCTCCGGCTCTGATTTGCAACATTACGGCTATCATTTGCAATATTTCAGAATTCCTGTCTTCCACTAACATCAAATCATTGTTTTTTATTTCCAACTCTCCATGATTTATATTTCCTAATTTCAAATCCATACTTATTCCGCCTTTTCTGTTTTGTCAGATCCTTTTGTAATTCCACCATGAACGTGAGTTGTTAAAGCTATTCCATTACTTATTGTTTCATCATTTGTTATTGTTCCACTCTGCTCTATATTTCCATTTATTGTAATAGTTTCAGCATTTAAAGCATTTGAAGAAGTTGGAACGACGAAAGGGAATGCAATACAGTCAGCAAAGCTGTTTGTCAAATCGCTGTCCAAATCTCCTTCATCATTTCCCTCTAAAAAATTAGACTGTGAAAAACTTAAAAAAGATATAGGAACAACGTCTCCTATATTAAACGGAAATATTTGATTGACACTTATATTTCCCAACTGGCACATAGGAACACGTGGAATAGGTTGCCATTCCACACCTTTTATTGTTCCTAAAGGTTGTATGGCATAAAATCCATCACCGTAGCTTCTTGTTATTCTTCCGAGTGTTGTTGTTGGTATTACTTCCATTTTTCTTCACCTCATTTAGTACTTTTACTTTAATTTCCATAACAAAATCTTTTATTGATAATGCTACAATTTTTGCTTTTCCATTAAATGTTTTGCTTTCTATTATTACATTATCTGTTTTTTTTAAATAATGTATTAACAGGCAGTTTAGGCTATAATCATATTCAACTTTACGATTTTCAGGACTTTTTGTTTTTTCAGCTTTCTTTTTCTTTGTTTTTCTTTTTTTCTTGTCTTCTTTTTTTGTTTCCTCGGTCGCTTTTCCTCTGTTCTTAGCAGACGTTTTTTCAGGTTTGACATATTTTTTCGGCTCTCCGAGTAATCCAGAAGTTTTGTTTAAAATTATTTTTTCAGTATCGTCGTTTTCCTGTGAATATATATATATTTCGTCATACTTCAAATTGATTTTGCTGTCACAGTCATTTACAATCTGAATAATTTTTCTTAAAGGTACATCATAAGGGCTTAAATAAAAGCCCCCTTTATATTCTTTATCTATTTTTAGTTCACATTTTTTAACAACATATCCTATACTGTCCGCAATCTCCTTGATAACTTTGCTGGCTTTAGTCGGCTCCAATCCGATGCTCACACGATTGTTAAAACTTTTTGTTGCTTCCAAAAATTTTATTTTTAATTCATATTCAAGCTGTACAACTTCTGTTATTGTCCCGGTAAATACTTCTCCTATATCTTTTCCATATCCCATTTTTACATTTATAGTGTCTTTTTCTCTTATCAAATCTATATCTGATTGTGCCAAATTAAAAATAGTTATTTCTCCGCTACTTAAGTCATTGTTTTCACTGTCTTTATAACTAACAGAAATGTCATATCCTCTTATTTCTCTGTCCTGTTCAATGTCATTAGGATCCCAATATTGATAAGGAACTTCTATATCCTTGTTAGCTGTTCTTATAGTAATCAAAGCACTCTCATTAAATAACTCTCCAATTACAAATCTATTATCTGTCATAAAGTTACTCTCTTTCTATAAATTCAATAAATACTGTGTCGTTCAAACTATCAAAATTAACTTCACGCTCAATTCCATCTTCAGAAAATGGGAAAATATATGCGTTAGGAAATTCAGGATTAACATTATTATTTTTATCCCGGCTTAAATATAAGCCTACAGGAACGCCAAAAACCATTTTTTCATTTTTTAGAATAAGAATATCGTCTTCATTGTAAATGTCAAGATATAGTCTACTTTTAAAAACTGGATTTAGCTCGTCATCATTAACGAGCATTTTGTGTTCCTTAAAGTGTAGCTTGAAGTTCTCGTCCAATACCCTTAAAGTGAATTTCAGAGGAATTAAGCTTTTGTCTAAATTTATTCTCATTTCAAATACCCTCCTGAAACTTTACTTGGAGTAGTTCCCTGTGTTCCCACAGTTGTTGTTCCATTCACTTGTGTCTGTTCTCCTGTTTTAACTTCGCCTGTACTCATTATTTTTGCCGTTTGAAATTGTCTAACACTCAAAGAAAAAGCGTAGTTGTTCTTATCCATTTCCTTTGAAATGCTTAAAATAACTAAATTTTCAATTATTTCATTGCTTGTTGTTATGTTTATTTTTTGTTTTTTCAAAAATAACTGTTTTATTTCCTCAAAAAGTTCCTTTTTCTTCAAATTATCAAGATTAAATCTTGCTTCAATACGGAGTTCTTTATCTCCAATTCTTAAATTTGTAGAAATTTGATTTGGAATATCTGAAGGATCTAAAGGACTGTCTTTCATGTCGCCTTTTTGTGTTTCTGATATCTGGCACCAGTCAAGTCTTATATTGTTTATGTAGACCCCTTCTCTGTACTTTTCAAGGTACTTTTTTTTATAAGTATTCAGGTTAGTTACAACATTTTTTTTATATCCTTTGTACTGCTCCCTGTAATTACTTACTTGATTGTTTATCTGATTTAAATCTAACATTACTAAATATCACCCCACTTGTAAGCGGCATCACTTTCCCTGTCACTCAATATATTTTCAATAAGTGATGTAATAATAGGTCTTAAAGCTTTTATTTTTTCTATTTTGTCTTGTGCCACTTGCTGAATATTTATTGGAATGCTTATTTCATATGAGTTTCCACCTTGTGGCATTGGCATTTGATTGTTAAATATATTTTTTGCCATATTTATAATTTTCTCAGTCTTTTGATTAGAAAAAATTTGTGTCCCTTTTGGAAGAAACATTTCACTTCTTGAATTAGGAGACAACCCTACAAGTCCACTAGGAGTTGCAAACATCTCTCTACCTTGCTCTGAAATAGTTGTTGCTCCACCCATAAAATTATTATCTCCTAATGCTCTTTTAGGCTTGTTTCCTCCACCTAGAAGTCCTGATAAGAAACTCACACCCTTTTGTAACGGCTCAAATCTTACTTTTGCCAATAATCCTATTAATTTTCCTAGTGCTTCGGCTAAAAAATTAAGAACAGGTTGAATAACACCCCATGCGGCATTTATTGCTGAAGAAAGCCCTTTAAATGCAGCTCCACCTATTGTTGCTAAATCTGAAATAAACTGTTGGACTGTTTGAGTATCTAATCCCATTCCTTCCATTACTCCCTTGAAAAAGCTTCCTAATATTTGAACAACATTCATCATGACATTAAATTGCATATTCCAATATGCTCCTAATCCTTCCAGTAAAGGTGTTATAGTTTCAACACCCCATGTGATGCCTTCTACTAATCCTACTAACATATTCCCTGTATCCATACCTCCTGTAAAAGAATCAAAAAACTCCTGTACTCTTTCTACAGCTGGAGAAATTGCTTCTAAAACCCCATTTATCAGTTCATCAAATGCTTTTTTTGCTTTCTTTAAGGGTTCTACTAATTCCTGTGCTTCTGTTGACAACTTCGCTATAGGTTTAATCGCACTTTCCGGATCATCATATGCACTAGGATTTAATACAAATGATAATGCTTCACCTACCGTTTTCAAAGGTTTTACTACCGCATCTATCCCTTGTCCTAATAAGTCTAAAGCTGGAGTTACTAAATTTATAGCTTCCGTCAATCCCTGACCTAAAAGACCAACTAAAGGGGCAATGGCATCTCCAAAACCTATCATGGCATCTGTCATTCCAGCCTTTAATCTATCCATTGTGGCACCCCAACCTCTGTTCATTATTGCATATGCTTCATCGGTTGCTCCAGCCACGTTCTTGAATTCTTCTAAATTTTCTTCAAAAACTTTTTTGTTAGATGTAAGGATATTAACAGCTTTTTTAGATTCAACTGAGGTAAACATGTCAGCTACTGTTTTTCCTGTAGACTGAGCTTTTTTCTCAATCATTCCTAATGCCTGTGATACAGTTCCACCATTTTTCATAAAAGTTTTAAAGTCAACACCACCATTCAACTGTTTGAACATCTTGTATGTTTTACTTCCTGAGTTATTCAACTCCTCAAACATTGCTCTCATTGATGTTCCAGCTTTAGCTGTTGACCCTTTTCCCATTGTTGCTGTCAATGTTGCCATTGTCGCTGCAGTCTGTTGAAATGAAACATTTGCTGCAGAAGTCGAAGGCAAAACATCTCCGATTGAACTTGCAAGTTCCGGGAACGAAGTAACTCCTTTTTTTATCGTTGCAAATAATAAGTCAGATACATTATTTACGTCTAAACTGTCATTTCTGTAGTTATTCATGATTGTATTTAAAGTAGCTGTTGAATCACTCAAACTCGCCATTCCAGCTTTACTTGCTTTTATCCCTGTTTCAACAAATTTAAAAACATCTTTTTCGTCTACTCCGGCAGATAAGGCATTGTAAATTGCATCTGTTGTATCTTTCATTTCTATTCCATAAGTTTTAGCCATTCCTCTTACTCTTTTTCCCATTTCTTTTTCAGCTTCTGCCGATTTTTTTGGTAATAAAGTAAAAATAGCATTCATACCTTTTTCAAAATCTCCGAATGCTTCCAATGATTTTTTTGTAAATCCAACAACAGCTGCAACACTTAAAACTGGTAACATTGCCGACAATAAGCTTTTAAATCCACCAGCTAATTTATCAACACCGCTTTTAGCATTTTCAGCTCCTTTTCCTACTCCACCCAATCCTTGTTTTACTTTTTCAAGTTCAGGTTTTGTCTTTCCTGTATCTTTAACTTCTTTTTCAAGACCATCTACTTCTTTCGAAGCTTTTTTAGCGGAGGAGGCTAATTCGTCAATAGCTTTGTCGACACTATCAATAGCACTCTTATCGCCTTTAAATTTCATATCAATTACCATTTCATTTGCCATTTTGTTTATTAACCTCCTCTATCCACTCATTTCTTGCAATTTTCATTTCAAGGAAAGTATCATTGTCCATATTTAAAATTTCATTGATACTTCCCATTTTATTTTCAAAAATTATTCTCCATCTACTTCTTCTATCTGTAGCTTTTTGTTGGCATCTATCATATCTTCGTTGCCATATTTCAGCAAAAAAGGAAGTATAACTCCTACTGCTGCAGCTGCATTTTTTCCGAAAAACTTATGACTTCTAGCTCCTTCGGGAGAGATTATCATATCTTCTGCCAAGGCATCGTATGTGTCCAGCCGGTCCGCATTACCTTCTATATGACTATTCACAATTTTAGCAAGTTTTTCATCGTCTCCATTATCCTGATATTCTATTTCCAGCTCTTCATAAATTTTATAGCCTTTCCCTGTTTCATCTTTAGCATATATATTTTTTAATCTTAATTTTGGCATTTCCTATTCCTCCTATAAATTATCTCTTCTTACTGATTCTGCCTGTACTGTAAATGTAGCATCTACATTCGAGTTATCATGTTGTCCACTTTCTTTTTTTTGGATTGTAACTCCAACCAGAACATGCGTTTCAGGCTTTCCTTTGACAGAAGTATTTTTAAAAAGTCCTGTCCCTGTTCCACCTTCATCCATACAATCCTGTACAAAATTATTTAAAAATGTAAAATTCCCACTATTCTGCCTAACAACTACTTCATAAGTAGTAGCCGTTGAACCATTCATTATTGTGACATGTTCTCCGTTCATGTCAGGATCTGAAAGTGTGAAATTTTGGTTGACCTGTGAAGGATTCACGGACACACCTATTATATTTCTAGTTCTTCCAGTCGGACTTGTCAAAACAAGACTAACTTTTCTTACATCTTTCATTATTAATTCCCTTTCTTACCCCCTAAATATTCAAAATTTAAGGGGTACATTTGATTTATTTTGTTTTTTCGATATTTTCCTTGTCTGATTACTTAAAAATGCTTAAAAACGATTTTTTAGACTAATGTTGTTTTCCAGTTCAAAGTTGCATTTAAATTTTCAATCTGTCCTGCAAGAGTAAAGTCTACTTTTGTGTCATCCAAAATTCTGTCCACTATTTTTTGATTCGGAATTGAAGCTCTTTCAGGAACAGTTATTTTAAATGAATAATCTCTTGCCTTTGTACTTCTTCTTGCAAGCCAGCCTTCGTCTCCTACTTGCACCATGCAATCATTTAACTTATTCTCAATAACATTAATTCCTCCGTTATCGTAAGGAACTCCTATCTGTTGATTAAAAAGCTTATGAATTGAGCCTGTTATTACAAATATAATGTAATCCAACCCTATTCTTTCATCTGCATAGATATCTCCACCAATTGTTTTTGACAGGGACACCATTCCAGCACCCCAAGCGTTTTCATAAGTAGCAACATTTTTGCTTTTGTAAGTGTTCAGTTCCACATTTGTAAGTGGCACATTATGTTCGAATAAGGCTGTATTATAAGTTCTTATTCCTTGCAATGTTTTATGCTTTACTCTCATTCCAAATCCTGCAGTTGCTAATCTTGTGAAAATTCCTCCACCTAATGCAGCAGCAACTCCACCTTTAGGATTTAAAAATTCAAGAGTGTTTGATTTGTCTGTTCTGACATCCACTTTAGGATTTGCTATTGCAAATATTCTGTCTGATTTTTCTAAATCTCCCACTGTATTTTCTTTCTTTTCAATTAATGCGAAATTGTAATTTCTATTTAGGAACAAACTTAGCCATTCGTTGAATTTTACGTGTTGTAAATCAAATATCCAGAAATAATTGTCGGCATCCTCTTTTGTATTTTCCAACTTGTCGGTAAATGCCACGGTCAAGTCATCTGAACTTGGATTAAATTGTATTCCTTGTATCCAAAAATGGTCTCCTTTTATAGTTGTTCCTCCACTTTCTATCGTCTGGGAAAGAAATAATTCGACCATTTTATAAATATTATCTGTACTTGACAATCCTAAGCCCCCTTTTGCGGTTGGAGTTGTCATATATTCCAGTGCCGTATTAGGCTCTAATTTTGTAAGAGGAATATTTTTTTCCACAGTAACTAATCTATGCACACCTAAATCTACATTATAGTTGCCTATATATTCCCTAATTATTGTAAGCTTAACATCATTGATGTTTTGACTTAATATATTACTCATTTATTGTGACCTCCTGTTTATTATTTATTTTAGTTTTTACTGTTTCAATAGTTTCAACTTCTCTTTCTTCTATGACATCAAATGAAATTTCAACATCGAAGGAATAACAATAACTCCATTTTCCAGCTTCAATAAAATTCAAATTTCTAATAAAAGACATCCGTTTTATTCCAAAGCCATCATTATTAATCATGTTCCTTTTTTCAAAATTGATAATTCTGAATAAGTTGTTTGCCAGTTCTACAGCTTCCATCATGGTTTTATGCCTACAATTAAATTGCAATGTTGAGTTGTAAGTCTTTATATTCTGTTCTGTTAATACTCCATTTTCTTTTTTCAAAACTTCAACACTCTGATTGTGAAAATCAGGAGTTAAATTAATAACAAACATTTCAACAAATGGATAATTTGGAGTTTCTGCAAGCATTTCTCCTGCTATAATTTGCCATTTTTTGTTACTGAAACTATTTAACAGTTTTCTAAACTTCTCTATCAATTCCATCTTTTAACCTCTCTAAATAGCAGATTATCAAGTTAGCATGTCCATTCTGTCTGTAGTCTTCTTTTCCTACAACTCTGAATTTATTCCCTAAATGGTCTATGACTTCAGTCTTTAGGTCTATTTCCACATTTTCCTTTACATATAATTTTCTATCTTCAAAACCCAAAGTTGTATCCTGTGACTGAAATTTAATGTAATCTGAATGACTTAAGTCAAATAATGCTCCCTTGAAAGTAATGTCTTTTCCCTCTACTATTCTTTCACCATCTTCCCAACGAGGAACGCTGTTTTTTATTTTTAATTCCTTAAAAAATCTTTCAGGAATTTTTACATTATCCATAAATCACCTACTCTATTTCAAATCTTACTGAATTAAGCATTGTTCCTGTGTCAATAAGCGGTTTAGTTCCTTTTTTTCTTTTCAAAGTGCTTTCCTTATTTGCAGCAAAACCACCTTTTAAAATGCTCTCCTGAATCAATCTAACCGTTTCAACACCTATTGTATTTAGCACCATTTCTCCACTTGCACCACTTTTAATTGCTTCCATTACAAGTGATTTCAGTGTTGTGTCTAAATAGTTTTCTATATCCTTAGTAGCATTTGAAAAAAAAGGTCTCGGAACATTACCTTTTCCTCTTCCAAATTCTACATAAAAAGCATATTCAGAAACTTTAGTTCCCTTCGCTCCACTTTCACTTCCTGTAAATCCTATTTTCAACTTATGACTTGTCAAATATTTAAATACTTCTTTTGCCTTGTTATATTCGTCAAGCTTAAATTCAATTGATATTCCCATTACATCAGTAGTCCTTTCAGTATCGGTATGATAAATGTGTTAAAAATACGATTATCCTTATACGTATATGCAATATCATTGATTTTATAATTACTGTATTTCTGCATGTCAGGATCTTCTTGTAATAATATTAAATCTCTTATCATCATTGCCACGTAATATTGCAAATCATACGGAACATCTCCGTTGTCTCCAAATGTAAATCCGGAATTGTATTTAAGGACTATCTTATCTTCTTTAGTAAAAGTACAGTTATTACACCCTGAACAGAAATAATCTGTTAATTCTATTTTTTTAGTTGTACTGATATAGTCCTCTGCTTCCACATCTTTCTCATTTATTAAAACAGAAATAACAGAATTAATAGGCGGGTATTTAACCCAAAACCTATTAATTTTAATGTTTTTCTGTATTATTTCAGTTCTATCTTGCTTTTCTAAGTCGTATCCTATGTGACTTTCAATCATATCTGAAACAACATTTATAAGAATTTTTACAAATTCTTTTTTACTTTCTTCCAGCTTCTGATTAGTAAGTCGTTCATATTGTCCGACAGTTATTATTGCTTTCATGCAACCACCTATTTCTTTTTAACAGGAACAAATGCCTCAGGCAATAACACATTTCCACCTACCATTGTTTCAAAGTAATATCCGGTAAATCCTTTTTGTGTAATGTCATCTTTAATTCTTATGTTGTAATCAGTATGAGTTACTCCTAAGTATCTTGACATATCTGCTACTAACACGACTACATCTCCTACATTTGCACTTTTGAATGCTGGCAATGTGTCGTCATAAACAACTGGCAGAGCTGACAGAGAGTCCTGTTTTCCATTTTTGTAAGCTTCTTCAAATATTGGATTTCCATTATTATCTTTTAATTTAAAGAATTCCTTTGCTGTTTTTCTGTTCATGATTATTACAGCTTTTGAAACATAATCTTCTTTTAAGTCATATTTTGCATCTATTATTGTGTCATAATCCACTTTGCCAGCTGCAGCAAATGTCAAAGCATTAGCTGTAACTTGTGCATTTGTTAATATTCCGAAAGGCTCTCCTGTACCACTTCCAAATAATATTTTTTCAGATATCTTTTTAACGAAGTTTTCTGCAACTCTTTCAAGTACTAATGCTACAAATCCTACAACATCTCCAGCTAACATTTTGTTAGTGAATATTGGTAAAGCATAAATTTGGTGCAGTTCTAATTCTACTTGGTCAAGTAAGCTTATAGCTGTTTCAGCTCTTGTTGCTGTTTCTCCTATAAATTTAACTTCTGTTGTTCCTATTAATTCCCTTGGTATTTTTGTAGACATTTCAGACATTGAGAATTTTGAAACATAAGCCCATATGTTTTTAGTGTCCTGTGCTCTTCTTAAAATTGTTCTGCTTAACAATGGCAATATTGCCTGTGGAACATTAGTTGTTCCTGTAGATTTTGCCATTTCTTCTCTTTTTTCTAAGAACTGAGAAAAAGATTTTATTGTATATCCCTTGTCACTGTTTGTTTCTTTCATGAATTCCCATATTGATTTTTCCAGATCAGCTTCATTTAGTTCTTTTTTTGTTTCCTGAATTCCAGCATATTCTTTTGCAAATTCATTTAATTTATCATCAATTGATTTTTCAAAGCCTTCTTTGTAGTCTTTCAATGATTTTTCAAAATCACCTTTAACACCTTCCAGCTGTTTTTTCACTTCTTCACTTAAATCTTCCTTTTTTAAAGCTTCTTCAATTGATGTAATTTGTTTCTTTACACTTTCCTCATATTCTCCAAACAATTTTAATATTTCTTCTCTATTCATATTTTCATTACCTCCTAAATTTTTAAATGTTGTTACATTACTTCCCGGAACAGCTCCTTTGATAACCATTGAGCCTTCCCAAACTTCAAATTCCTTTATAAGAAAAGCTCTAACTTGACCTTTTTCAGTTTCAACATATCCAGTTTCGCCTTTCAGAATTCTACCACCCACCGACATATCATATTTCGCTCCTAATTTCATGAGTGAATATATTTTAGCGGCTTCTTTATTCAGATAATTTCCATTATCATCTTTTTCTAAGTCCAACTTGGCTTTAAATTTTAAATCTCCATTTTCAGCCCATAATTCCATTACTCCCAATTCACTGTCTTTTTTATGTTGATGCAATAAAAAGGCTGTTCTTGAATTATCTTTAGTTTTAAAATTATTGATTGATTCTTCTAAAAAGAAATCTCCATAACTATCTAAGACTTTTCCTTTTGTGAGTATCCCTTCAATAATACCTTTTTCCATGTCAGACTTTTCTATGATTGTTCCTATGTCTTTTTGAAATATTCCCTTTGGCATTATTATCTCCTATACTTTAAATTTATATGTTGTGACACAATAACAATTTATTACATCTCCAGCTTCCGCATCAGGATCATGTGCATACATCAGACCGTTTGAAAATGCTTCATCTATTTTTCTTTCTTCTCCATTCATATCTAAGTGTGATTTTCTGTCTGTTGCACCACCGCCAGCATGCATCCACACTTTAGTGTTTACAAGTGTCTCTTTAGCTAGTTCATGCATAGAATATCCACTTGCCTTCGCCGTTTCTGTTCTTGCAATTGTTAAAGTTCTACTCTTTGTCATTTCTTTTACATTGTCTCTAACCTCCTTGGCTATTTGTTTCGCATTTGTTCCACTTGCCTGTCTTTCAGAAATGATTTTGTTTATTTTATTTTTTGTGACTTCATCAATTTTTTGTACTTTTTCTGCAGCTTTTTTAGCATTAAAATCATTTAGCCTTTTATCTTCTATATCTTTAAAATACTTTACCTTTTCCCTCACTTCGTACATTTCATCTACTACATCTATTACAGCCTTAGTCGAAACTCTATGAGTGAGTAGTAATGTTTTATTTAAGTTATTTTTGAAAGTTGAAAAATCAATTATTATTTCTTCATTTATTACATCAACACTGTTTGATAAATCATTAAAGTTTGAGTCTAATTTTTTTTTTACAACTTTCGTTGCTTTTCCTCTTGCTTTTTTTAATGCTTCGGCTTGTTTCTCCATTTGTTTCTTTTCTTTTTTTGTCATTAAATATCGTCCTCACTTGGATTGTTATCAATCTGCTCTACTTCACCATTCAATACATCTGTTAAAGTGCTTGGCATTCCTTTTATCAATATTTCGTCCGCTCCATTTATACTGTCTAAATTAAGCATTTTTCTTTTTTCGTTTATAGTATGAAATTCTGAAGCATTCAATGTATTTATCAGTTCAATCTTATTGTCTTTCAATACTTCTATTTTTGAAGTGTCAAAGTCAATCAGTTCATTATGCCCGAAATCTTTTTGAAATAATCTGTTTATACACGACTTTATCTGTTCAGCTGCAGGAATAATGTTTTCTGTGTAGAGTGCTTTCTTTGCCTCCTGCATGTTGTTGTATTTAGCATTATCTTTTCCACCAATAAGCAAATCAGGAACATTCAAAACATTTGAAGTAATATTCCTTATTTCTGCTGTTGCTTCCATAAAATCAAAATCTCTTGGAGTAAAGTCAAGATTATGTATTTTTGATTTCTCATCAAATCCACTTAAAATGATTGGTTTCCCTATTCCATCCGCTCCACTGTTCTCGCTTATTCTGTCCTGTATTTTTTCTATTGTTTCTCCAGTCCCTAACTGGTCTAACAATATTAAAAACTGTCTTTTACCACTGTTTTTCAGTATACTGTTGTTCCATCTGCTTATTAAACAGTAGTAGTCATGTAACAACGCAAGTGAAGTCACTCTATTTATTCCATTACCTTTTGAATAAAGATTTGGCATTTTCTTATAACAGAAATTTTCAAGCTCTTTTCCTGAAATTTTCTTTCCATTCGATAAGTCAATGCTCTGTATCCCAAAAAGTATGTTGTTATTGTTGTAATTTATTGTGTATTCAGCTGGGCTGTACACCCATAAATCATACTTGTTATAAAGCTTTATTTTTTGAATAAGGAATTCGCCAAAGATAGCCCAGTAAAGATAACAATAATATAAAAAGTCATCTGTATCCATCAAAGCGTTAGGATTAATCAAGCTCCTATAAACTATATTGTCCTTCTTTTCGTTTTTCCCTTCCGTATTTTCCTCATACACACTCCAGTCTATTGAGTAAAATCCTTGTTGCATTCTTTCAAGTGCCGAGCTTATGAAAGGATTTTCAGGGATTTGCTTCAACATTCTTTGTACATTGACATTATAAGGAGAAATATTAAAAGCTCTCGCATAATTCAACAAGTCATTAAAGCTTTTAATTGTTGTGCCTTGTTCCTTTTTTCTGAAAAATTTAAACATGTTCACCCCCTTATATCTTGCTTTTATATCTAGTTTTTAAATCTCTTGGTCTGTATCGTGAAAGAGCATAGTCAAGTGCATCTTTAGTATGAGCGTCGAAGTTAAACATTTTCTTCTTATCTCCCACTATTATTACTCCGTTCTCGTCCTTTTGAAATTTCAAGTTTTTTAGTTCTCTATATGTGTTCTCACACCGCTGTGCTATCACAATTCTGTTGAATGATTGCACTTTTCCAATCCTACCCAGCGGATTTCCTACCATTTTATCCGCCTTCGCCATGAGTATTCCATTCGCTTTGAATTCTTGAATAGTCTTAGGCTCTGCATAATCCGCATATATTACAATACCCTCTTCAGCTATGTCATAAAGAAAATCTTCCTGTATTATTTGAGGGTTTGTTAATCCTTTGTTGTAAAATTCATCGTAGATATAAAGAATATTGTTCTCGTAGTCTATTGCAGCTCTAACCACTGCAGTGTAGGAAACTTTAAATCCGAAGTCCATTCCCGCAACATGCCATTCAATTCCTAATCTTGCCACTTGTTCGTCCACATATTCATTGCTTTCTTTTTCAACGTTGTTATAAACAAACTCTCCGTGATAACCAAATCTCCCTTGTTGTGCTATTGCTACCAAATAAGGATCCTTTTCCATATTTAATTCCGCAACCGCACTTGCTGGGAGAAACTTGTTTTCTTTGTAAGTTGAATGGTTAAAATATATCCTTTGCACATATCCGGTTTCAGTATCTTCTATCTTTTTTATAAATTCCCTTTTTTCATATAATGTTTCTTCAGATACTCCTGCATATTCTGTCAGAAACCAGTAAGTCCAGTTTGAAGCACTATCAGGCTCTGCTGGATTTGTACTCAGGTACATGTGCATTTTTACTCCCGGAGTTCTCAATCTATATCTAAGTTGCTTGAAATCATTTCTGTTGCACTGGTTGGCTTCTTCTATCCATATGTCAGTAATCCCTTTTATGGATTTCAATCTTCCAACTTCATCAAGTCCTCTGAATATAAATTTAGTTCCGGTTATTTTGTTTTCTATTTCCAAACGTCCAGTTCTTATGTTGAAATAATTCTCTAACTCAAGTTCAGTTATAACATCAACTAAATCTGTAAACACACTGTCTCTTATATCTCTATAAACTTTCCTTATTCCTAGTATTTTTCTTTTTCCCTTGAAACTATCTATAATTAATCTCGTAGCCACATTGTAACTTTTACCACTTCCATAGCTTCCAATCAGCAAATATATGTCTGATTTTTCTTCAGATATAAATCCCTTAAAATGTTCATTTATATCCAACTTAATTTCCATTTATTCTCCTAAAATAAAAAATTCCTGATGTGGATATTTCTCTTTGAAATACTCAATCAATTCATTACTTTCAAGTAAATAATTACGGTCTGTATCCTTGTAATCTACTCTTAATTCTTTTGAGCCGTCTTTAAAAACAAAGTTACGTGCTATCCTGAAGTCTCCTTTTTTTATTCTGTCTTCTAAATCTTTTTTAGTTATTTTATTTTCTGTGTTAATTTCTTCAGATTGTTCCTCAACATTTGTTTCGACTTCTGTTCCGATTTCTTCAGATTGCTCTTCTGACTTCTCAACTTCTGTGTTGATTTTCTCAACATTTGTTTCGACTAAATTTTCTTTTTTACCATTTTTTCCCATTTAACTACACCTCCACAATCTCTCTTGTTCTTCCTACTTTTCCAGCTCCTGCCACATAACTGTCTGATTTAAATGCCGCAATAAAACTATCTCCTTTTTTCTTAATTACTCTGTACTGATATTTAACTCCTGTTGTGTCTTGCGTTTTTGTGTTATGTAAAAAGTCAACTTTTTCTTCAAATTCTTCTTTTGAAATGTCAAAATCATATAGAATATTATTTGTAGCTATTCCAAAAGTCTTAGTTTCATCCGAAATTGTTAATTCAAAATCTCTCACATATCTTGTTCCTTCTAAATGCTTTTCCACAAATTCTTTTAAAAGTTTTTCTGTTTTATTGCTTTTCTTTTCTTCTACAACTGTTACTTCAGTCTCTTTTTCATTACTCATTCTTTTTGTCCTCCAGTTCTTCTATCTCTTTTTCTTTAAATTTAAATTCTACTTTTGTATCTTTCAGCTGTTCGCCTTCTATTTTCTTTTTCTCAAGATCCAGTTTATCTTGTAACAGTTCTTCATTGACTAACTGTTGTTCAATTTCCAATATCTCATAAGGAGTTAGCATTTTCCCTGTTCTTATTATGTTGTTTACCATTTGATTGATAGAATTGAAAGCTTTGTTGTATTCCTGTATTTTTTTCACATCTGTTTTTTCACTCCCTATTTCCTTTATTGACCTTACAATCAGATTTCTTTTTGCTTTTTCAGTATTCTCTAATATTGTTTCTAAGTCCGGGTAAACACTCTCAGATATTTTCTCCAAATACTGTTCCGTTTTTTCAATCCTAGCCTGTCTTATGCTTTGCCTTTTCCTGTAATAAGTTCGTTCGCTTATGTCATTTTTAGCCATTACTTCTTTTTTTGAGATATTGTTCATTATGTCACTTTTTATTTGTGCATCTTTTTCTTGGGTAACCAGTTCTCTTTGGTTACTTTTTTTAGTTCGGTTATTTTTGGTTACCTTGTTATGTTTTTTTTTAATCCAGTTACCCTGAGAACTCCACTTTTTTATGCTGCTAAGATTTATGCCATATTTCCTAGATAGCACACTCATGCTCGTTCCGTTCTCGTACTCGTTTTTTATAAGTAGCTTTATATCTTCCTTACTCATAAAATCACTCCCTCAGTTGAGGGAAATTATCGTATATCAATTCTATTATCTCTCTCTTGCTGATATTTGGAGTTGAAACTGATACTTTAGTCCTGTCTTTTAAAAATTTTTCTATTACCGGCTTTATATTAACTTTCTCCTGTAATATTATTTTTATTTCTTTCGCCCGGACTTTTTTATCTGTTTCCTTTAAAACTCTGATTGTTCCATAACCAATAAATCTAATATCAGATTTTATATCCAACCAGTCTTTTTCCTCTTTTTTTGTTGTATTTTTGCTTTTTGAGAATGTTAATATTTCCACATTTTTTATCCTCTTATCCTGCAGCTTGCTTTTTCTTTTCCTATATATATTGAAACAACATTTTAATTTAACTCCGCTGTATTTTAGTTCAGGGAGCATATAACTCTTGTAAAGTTCTATGTCCTCAAACTTATCTCTTTTATACATGTCTCCCGGCAACACAAATGCAACATACTCTGAATGTTCCATGCTCTTTTTTATAAATTCGGTATGCAAAGTTCCATTTTCTCCGAAAGGTGGATTGCCTATCACTAAGCTTTTTTTCATATAAGGTATATTTTGAATCAGGTAGTCCGCTTTTTTAATTCTCGGATCATGTGGCTCAATATCGAATGCCAAAGTTTCTTCCGGAAGATAATTTAAAAAAGCTCCTGCTCCCGCACTTGGCTCTATAATCCTTGAAAAATATTTTATAGGTCTTACATCTCTTTCAATAACTTCTATAACCTTTTTTACAACTGCTTCAGGAGTGTAATATTTATCATTATGTATCTTCGCCATCTTCCATTACCTCCTTGAATTCGCTCTTCAATGCTATGTGACCGCAATGTGGGCAAATTAATTTATGCCTTGTCCTTTCATTTTCTGTTTCTTCCTCTTCAATTTCCAGAACTTCTTCAGCATCTACTTCCATTATTTCTTCCAGTTCTATGTTTTCAAATCCTAATACAGATAAATCAAAATTTGCTTCTTCCAATTTGCTTAGCTCTAATCTTAATTTTTCTATATCAAAATCAGTATTCATAGTTAATTTGTTATGTGCTATCGCATACGCTTTTTTTTGTTTTTCTGTTAAATCGCTTATTCTCAATATTTCAACTTCTTCATAATCTAGCTGTTTTAAAGCTAAGTATCTTCCATGTCCTTCAATAATCACATTATTTTCATCTAATGCTATTGGGTCTTTATATCCAAATTCACTGATTGATTTTACAATTTCTTCAACTTGCCATTCAGGATGTTCTTTCGTATTATTTTCATACATCCTTATCTTATCTATACTAATTTTTTCCAGTTCCATATTCCCTCACTTTCTTTTTTTGATTTCCCACCAACCACAACCGCTCTTTGTTAATCAATAAGCTCATATATATAAAAATCAGAAGGAGGCTAAATAAAAAAGCCGACCTATAAATAGACTATTTCTAATCTATGTACAAGTCGGCTCACAAATTTTATGTTCTTGCCTTTATTCAATTAACAACTTTTTTTTCTTTATCATCTTTCCATTTTTTAAAACGGCTGTCATTTCGACTTCTCTAACTTCTGATTTCAATTTCAAAAGTTCAATGATAAAGAAAAATAGTTTTTTGTCATTTTCAATTTGTCTTATCTGCTCTTTAGTAAGCATTTTATCACCTTCTTATTATACCATATTTACATTATTTTTACAAACAAAAAGACCAGTTTTATTTGGTCTTTTCTTGATTTTTATTCAATTTTTCTAATGACTTACACAAATTTTGTTGTGCTTTTTTAAATTTTTTATTTAATTTTTGCATTGCAACTGCTACTCCTGAAAAATCAACCATTTTTCCTCCTGAAAACATGTTAATATATAGTATAATTATATACTAACAAACTTAATTATTCAACTGTCATTGTACTTTTATTTTAATTAAAAATTTTCTCTTATAAAGTCATCTAGTAGCAAGGCAAAAAAGCTGAAACTATAAAGTGAATAATAAATTATTAGCCCCCATTCAATCTTATAACTATTCCACCTACCAGTTCTTTTATACTCACTTATTTTTGTTATTGTTCTTCCTATTGTTAAAATTGCAAAAACTATTATAAAACCTAATAAATATGTTTTTAAAAATTTCATTTTTATTCCTCCTATCATTACTTTAAAAATAAATAAATTCCTATTGTTGTTACTAGATATATACACATTATAACCAAATCAAAGTAAGCACTCATTAAATATCTTCTTTTTTCAGCTTTACCGACTTGGCAAATAACTATACTTAAAATCATTAGTGTTACAATTATTTTTGTTGTCATTTTATTTCTCCTCTCTATCGTTTTTCCAACATCAGCAAAACGATTTTGATGTTATTGTCAAAATCATTGCCGTTCCAATTATTTCTTTTCCTCATAAATTTCTAAAGTTCCAGAAACTTCGTCATCTTCTATTACAAAAGTTCTTCCATTCGTTGTTTTGTAATAAAATAATGTGATCCCGTCTTCCAGTTTTTCTGTTTTTTGAAGCCCTAATAATTCACACATGTCCATCAACAAGCATTTTTCTAACAAATTATTGTCCCAGACTTCTAAAAATATTTTTTCATATTTCTGTTTTTCTTCTGCTGTCATTTTCTTTTCTCCTTTACTATTACGTCATCGTATTCTCCATTTTTTAATTTCTTTCGGAACAATGCAAAGTGATTTGGATAAATATCCAGTAACTCATATACAAGTTGAGGATTGAGCCATACACCACCAACTATATATTTTTTCTGAAACTCCTCTTTTCCTATCACATGTTTTATCATGTGATGTTCTCGGCACAATGTTATGAATGGATTTTTTAATCCATCATCATTTTCATAAGTCCCGGCACTACTTGAGATTGTGTTCCAATGTTCTAAATCAACTATATCTCCATTGTGAAAATCATGAACTTTTCCGCATACAGCACATCTTCTCGCCCTCAAACAAGCAATAACAAATCTTCCAATTTCAGGAACCCACGTAGCAGGATTGCCTGTTTCCTCCCGAAATCCTATATTTTCCTTTACAGCTAACTCACATAACCACTGTATAAATTCCCTTGCAACATCTTTGCTTGCTCCGTCTCTTTTTGTTTCAGATATGCTGAAATATTCAAGATCATGTAATCTGCAAAATTCAGTCTGAAGTTGCTCTCTCCATTGCTCTTTATCTCCACCATTACAATATGCGAAGTCATCAAGTATACACCAAATCTTTTTACGCTGTTCTGTAGTCAATCTCTTGTCTACTATAACTGTAGCAATTGTATTTTCTATGAACTCTTCAAGCTTTTTAGTATGTTTCTCTTTTACAGTCTGTGTAGAAGTAAGAAAATACTTTGTCTCTCCTGTATCCATATTTATTTCAAATGTCCCTTTCAGTATATCTTCCAACTCCTACACCTCCATTTTTTAATATGTTTCTTTTAAAAATTTTTATTTCCTTTCGCTCTTTCGATTTTCATAAATAATCCTTTTTTCTGCAGTAGCGAACCAATTTCAAGATTAATTCCTTTTTTCTCCAAAAACAGCTCTATATCTCTTCTTGTGTTTCTTATTGTTGAAAGTGGAAAATCTTTTTCTTTGTATTCAGATAAAGACATCGTAATGGCACTTATATTATTTTCCCTATCCAAATAGTATTTTAAAACTGTATCAGGTTTTTGAATTTCTAAAAATATTTCAGGATGTTTAGCACAAATTTCAGCTACTTTCCTAGTTTTACCTCTTGTCTTTTTCATAAATTTATTTATTTCATTTGTTATTTTCTTTAAAATAACATTTTTATCCAAGTTTTCCATTTCCCCCTCCTAATTAAATAGCTCATCTATTCCATATCTGTATCTTGTTCTTGATTTTTTCTGCCATAACTGTTTTCCAAGTTGTCTAGCTTCTGTAATATCTATTGATTTTTTTCCTGTAAATTTATAAAACTCGTCAAAATTGTGAATATCTATAGCGTATGTTTCATTTAATTCTCTAAAATTCAAAACTATGTAAGCTTTCACATTATTTTTACTTGCTTCCAATCTCAGATTATATAAAAAAGTCATCTGATCATCTACAGTACTTTTTATATTGCTGAAAGCCATTGACTTTCCCAGAAATGATTTAAGCTCAACAAGGACAAGTTGACCGCCCTTGAAGAGTATAAAATCACATAAATTTCTATTTTTTAATCTTTTCATTTTGCCGTCTACTCCTGTACTTGTAGAGCCGTCTTTTAATCTATGTAAAAATATTTCTTCCCTGTTTACACTATTTGAAAAATCCTCTTCAAATTTTTTTCCCGGATTAGTTGCCATTAACTTACAACCTCCGCTTCCTGAATATTTTCTGATGTTGAAAGAGTTGCTCCATATATGCCATCTTTCCCTTTTTTTATTATTGTTATTTTTCCTTTTTCAATCAGTTCTTTTACTATTTCAGTGCATTCAGTCGGATGTATTTTTGTCCCATCTCTAACCTCTTTTGACCTATAGTAGAATGGAGACTTATTTTTTATAAATTCGTATATTTTCTGTTCTTTTTTTAATTTCTCCTTTTCTGATTTTGTCATATTTCCTGTTTTTCGCTCTTCTTTTTCTTCAGTTGAGTTTTTATCCTCTACTTCTTTTTCTTTTGAATTTTCAGGCTGTTCTGTTCCTCTGTCAGCCTTATATTCAATCTTATAAACTCCGTATTCTCCTTTTTCTATTCGGTCCACTGTCCTATTTATTTTAAATTTAACCATTCTAATGATTTTTTCAATCATTTCAGTTTTAAATACACTGGAATTGTCGACCATGCCTCTAATCATATTCTTAACCATTTTAACTTTATTGATTTGAAGTGCTATTACAAAGCAGTCGGCAATCTCTTCTATCAAGTTTTCATCTTTTTTGTAAAATGATATTCTATAGTTTCTATATGCTACCTGTAATTCTTCAATTTCTTCATATAGCTTTAACAACTGCTTTTCAGCTCCAAAGAATTTTTTTATTTTGAATAACTTTTCTCTATCCTCACTGTTCAGTAACAATTCTTTTACTTTTCCACCAAACAGTTTTGAAGAATTTACAGCTCTTATTATCTCATTTGACATTTTTTCAATTTCTTCAACACTTTCAACCGTCTTCACTGCAAGCATGTCATTCATTTTCGCTGTGAACTCCTGTTCTGTAACATTCTCTCTCTGCTGATCCGTTAAAAAGCTATTGTAAATTATTGATGAAATTTTATCATTTGCAAATTCAACACTTAATTTTAAATCCGCACGCTTAAATGCAAACTGTACTTTCTTTTCTTCCAAATTTTGTTTTATTAATCTAGCTTCTCCCAAATTATATGTATCTACGCAAGATTTAACCATATAATCAATAATATTATGATTTACTAACATGTTTCCTTCCTCCTGATTTTTATTTAAAATATTTATTTCTTTTTATTTTTTCAAATTCTCTTTGATTTAATGTTTCACTCCACTGATGTATTCCTCCAATTTCTCCTCCGTGCATTCTTCTAAAATTAGACAATCTTTTTTCATCTATTGTTATTATCCTGTTTTTATATCCGTTCAAATCTATGATTTCACAGTAAAAAACTTCTATTTTTTGCATTTCTTTATCCTCTTGAATTTTTCAATAAGTTCAATATTTTTGTTGATTGCCTTCAGTAGCTTTTTATCCTCTTTTTGCAACTCTTCTCTTCTCAGGTTCATTGCCTTATTTTCAAGCTCTGCCCTTTTAACATCCTGTTCTGTTATTATCTTCATTCGAATATCTCCTTTTTAATTTTTTCCTTGATTGTTTTTCTTTTGCTTTCCCAGTCAAATTTTAAGCTTCTGCAATTTTCAGTCATTCTGTCAAATACATCATCACTCCCTTTTATACTTAGATATTCTGACATCTGCGGAATGTCTAAAGTTGTGGATATTATTAAGCACTTCTCCGCTTCGTACAGCTTGTTGAATATGTAGAAAAGCTTCTCTTTACCCCAACTTTCACTCAGATATTCCTTTCCTAAGTCATCTAAAATTACAAGATCAGCATTTAGCAAATCATTAATAATTCCCTGTTCTGTTGTATTTTTATCCTGAAAAGAGCCTTTTATCTTATTATTTATTTCCATCAAGCTTGTACGATAAACCTTGTATTTACTTGATAATTCATTGAAAATGCACAGACTGTAGAATGTTTTTCCAGTTCCTCTTTTTCCATAGAAATATAATCCTATTCCATGTTTTAGAGCTTTTTCAAAATTTACACAATATTTTTCAAGCTTAGTTTTTATTTCTAGTTCTTTTTTACTTTTAACAACCGATTTTTCAAATGTACAGTCTGAAATTTTCTTAGGTAATGTTGAAATATCTTTGTAGTAATTTATCAGTCCTTTATTTTTCTGATTTTCAAATACACTGATATTGACTGTCTCCACGTTAGAAGTCGGCTTCAATGTTGTAATTTGGTTTTCTTGTCTCCTTTTTATTGTTTCTGCCATTGAAGTTATTCCCATTTTTTCCCTCCTCAATATAAAAATCTTTCCAGTTCCTCATTATTGCTTTTTCCAATATCTTTAATGCCTTTTTTTCATTTCCTTTTGATAACTCATATAATCTTTTTTGATACAAATCTATCTCCAATATTCCTAAGTCATTACCTTCGTTTTTCCTTTCGAGTTTCCTTTGCTGAACAAAATAATCAAACTTTTCTTTGAACTCGCTGCTCTTAAATAAATATATAATATTATTATTTAATATTAATCTTGTATTATTATCCTCAACTTTTTCATTGATAGG